TTAGGTAATTGTTATCAGGCCACTGGCATTGACATTAATATTTGCTGTCTCACCATTAGCAAGGTCAATAGCCAAACCGTGATCCCAGACACCAATCAACTGATCATCTGGAGTAGTCGAAGTCTGGTTGAAAACATAGAGATACCTCCAAGTAGCAATAGCACCGCCACTCGCAGTAATAGTAAAGTCAGCAGCATCGAAAGTCCACACACCACTAGCTTCAACAGATGTTACACTCTCCAACACCCTGTCAGTACCAAGACTGTCGGTATAGTTGGTGTAAGCAATCTGTGTAACGTTCGCAAGGATGCCGTTTCCAGTTGTAGTGGGGTCAGGAGCCTCTGATCCCGGAGCGGTGTTAGACAGAGCAACTTCAATTACGTTACCCCCAGCGCCTAGGAAATGCTCCTGCTCCATACCCCCTTCGACAAAATCAGCAATTTTAGTAAATGTTGCCATAGTTTTATCCTCCTAAATCAGCTAAGGCGTACAACTCTTGGTACTCCTCTAACTGTTTCTTGCCTCTAAAGGCTTTGTTGATACCGTCACCAGAATAGTAGCTCTGGCCAATTTTAATAGTCCTACCTCTACGCCTGTCTTCTTTAAGCACAGGAAGTGAGGCCCATTCTCGTGCTACCTTATTCGCAAAACTGTCGGCGTCAAGATCACCAGATAGGAACTTGTCGAGACCCCTACCTTTTAACAGATTAAGAGCCATCTCATCTTGAAGCTGGGGTGTGAAGAGTTCGTCACCAGTCAGCCCCATACGTTTAACAAGACCACTAAGGGTGCGAGCATTAGGTTGATCAACGATCTGATATGCACCAATAGCTGTAGTTTCAGGTCCCGCAGGGTTGTGAGTGTTTTGCCATTCAAGCACTTCATTCACTGTCATTTGCGTTGGAGATTTAGGTGGAGATACAGGTCCACGAGAGGTACCACGTCCAAACCAAGAGTCATACCCAAAGCGTGGGGCTTCCTTACTACGGATAGTAGACATAAGCTGCTCTGTGAACCCACCCTCTGCCTTAGCCTGATGTCGCTCTACCAGTTCAGGGTCCTCATCTTCAACCCTCTGCTCTTCTCTGATAGCCTTTTTAAACCAGTCAGGGAGTTCAGCCATCTGTTCTCTGTTGATTGCTAAGATAAACCATTCTGGTAATCCTTTAGGCATTTTAAAACTCCTCACTCATTATTTCTTCTTGTTTACGAGTAAATACACGATCTAAGGGAGTCCCTTTAATGTGAAAACGGGTACCGGGTTCCAAACTATTTAATTCTTCAAAAGTATCTATTTCTAAGACTGCTGTGGTATCACCAACTTCTTCCTTAGTTGGTAGAACCTCTGAAGAAATCTCATCAGGAAGTACTTTAATAGTTCCAACAACCTTATTTAACATACCTACACTATCTTTTAACTTTAAGAAAATAGGTTGGTTGGTGTTAATTGTACTAATATTAAAGGCTCTAACAAGTTGAGGATCAAGGTTGGTATCCCCTATACCGAGTTGCTGTCTACGCACCCTACGACCCAATTCTTCTACTCCTTCAAGAGTAAAGGGTAAGCTTTCAGTAGATAAAGACTCTAGTAAATTTTTTTCGGCTTGTGTTTTTGGGCCGTCTTCTTGGCTCATTACAAGAACAAAAGAACTGCCGTTCCATTTGAGCCCAAGACTTGGGAAATCTCTAGAAAAGGAGTTAGTCAAATTCTGATTGACTAATACTCTACGTCTGTCAAGAATATTGGAAAGACTGTTTCGCACAGATTTTTTAAATTGACGTGTGACCTCATCATCAATTGCTGTCATACGATCATATCGTTTAAAAAATTGAGTACCAAACATCCTATTAAACGTTTCTTCATTTATTGCTTCTCCGGTAGTAGTAATTATACCAGTAGCTACACCAAACTTTTCATTATAGAAGCGTCGAGAATCTTCTTCAACTAAGGTTTCATCAGTTTGTAAATCAATTGTATCCCACGCATCAAGAGCAGTGACTACATCTTCTTTTACCTCTTTAGGACTAAAAGTGATTATAGTATCAACAGCCCCGTCAGTAAGTTCTCCATCTACAACAGTCTCACCAGCAGTACTAAGTTCAACTTTAGTCTGTTTAATTATCTTTTGGAAAGCTGGAAGCTTTGTTGAAATCTCAGCCTTACTATTTACAAGCATATCAATACCAAGAGACTGTGCAAATTCTGGTGTTAAAAGAGAACCAACACTATTGGCGAATTCCCTAAGAAGTATACGTTCTTCTGAATTTTGTATCTCGTCTATAAGGTTTGGATTAGCAGCAAGTTGAGTAAAGGTTTTAATCATGTTATCAAATGGGGCTAAAACCTGTGCCAACCCTCTTGTAAACCTCTCCTCATCCAAGACACCAGCACTACCAGCCTGTTCGATAAAGATTGCGGAGTAGTCTGCTTTAATTCTGTTAAGTTCTGCTATAATAGCCGGAGCATCTGTTGATGAACGTTCTTCTGGACTCTGGCTAAGGAAAAGGTCTGTTGCCCCTTGAATACCTTTACGAGAAATAACAGCCATACTAGTGAGCAAAGGATCAATTAACTCTGCCTGTTTCTCATTAGTAAAGGAATTTTCTTGAGTAAGACTCTCTATTTCTGCTTTTCTTAAGGCCAAATCTGATCGTGTAGCCTGAATATTCTTAACAAGAGCACTGATACCTAGCAATGTTTTACGATTATTTATTGTCCCATCTTTATTACGAACGATAGCCTCTGATAAACGGGCACGAGCCTCTGGATCAGTGAAGGCAAAATCAGTATCTCTTTTAACTATTTCATTTCCGACTATTGGCTCTCTAAAGTCAAAGCTTTCCCCAGCAATATCGCCCGCGCCCTCAAAGATCGTCTCTCTTAGATGGGAAAAATTACTTACAGTAGACCTAATTAAAGACCGTATTTTTAAGGTTGCTACATCGGGCGGCATGCCCCCAGAATCTCTCTGTTCTACTAAGCTAATCAACCTATCAAAGTAGGGTTTAAGAGCGGCATCGTCCTTATCTGACTGTGTAAGACTACTCCTACCTCTACCAAGAAGATCAATAATAGAGGCAGCACCAGAGAGGGCATCTCCTACAACAGAATTAGAAGGAGGAGGTCGAACTCCCGGAGCAGCACTAATTTCATTTAATTGTGGAGCTAAAAATCCAGCCACTAGTTATCTCCTCCTAATTCTGATGTCAAAATAGACATTCCTCTATCAAGAACACTTCTTTGTATAACACTTTCAGCAATACTGTCCAATTGTGGGTTTAAAGAGAACCTAAGTTTGTTTACTTGCCACGGTTGTAGTATTGCAAAAGCCGCACTTACCTGATTTTGGACCTCTAATGCCCCCTGAAAATCCCCTGACTCTGCCTTTGATCTTAATACTTCCATCATTGTACTAATTTTTTTACCATGCTCTTTAAGGTATTCATCTTGATTTTGCATAACATTAATTCTATCAAATGCTAGATTAGCTTCCGCCATTTGCCCACCAAAAGTATGAAGAAGTGCGTCTGTATTCGTAACACCAGACACAATAACATCATCATTTCGGGATAGGTAGTCCCCAATTGTGAACATCATCCAAGCATTATAGGCTTTATTAGGGCCAGTAAAATTTCTTACAAGTTTTTTAATATCTGCTTTAATTAGACTGGTTCTACCGTTTGCAATATCTCCAAACCCTTGGATTAACTGTAACCCAACATCATTAATTAACTGTCCACCGGGTCCACTAACTACTTCCAAAAAGTTACCCTGTGTTGCGTTACCAATAAGATCACTAAACCCCTCTGCCATTGCAAGACGACCACCAAAAACAGCCTGAGTTCCTGTTGACCACTGAAGAGCAGCATCAAGAGCACCATAACGCATTAGTCGGTGTTGAGTATCATCTATCTCAATACCAGCTTCAAGTAGGTACCCATCAAGAACTGGCCCGAGACCAGTACCAGCAGCACCCCAGAACACTACCTGTGCTGTAGCAAGTCTTTTACGTTCTGCAACAGTAAGAAGGCGATTAGTAAACAGACTCTCCATCATACGGGATGAATAAGTCATAAACTGAAGAGGGATACTCATAGGGCCGCGTTGCCATGCTGCCCTATTAACCGTTGTCATAGCCGCTGTTAAAGCATTTTGACGAGACGTGATAAATTGTTTCCCATGTTCACTAAATGGGTCACCTTTTGGAAACTCTGCCTTGAATTCTTTCCAAGCTACGTGAAGTCCAGCACTACGAGGAACTTTTTCACCTTCATTAAAGAAAGCCCTAGAACCTGTGCGGACCCTCCTACCAAAACTACGGGCGAGAGTAAGGTTACGTCCTGCAATTTCGATAGCTTCCTCACCAACTCTGAGTCTACTAATGTCCTTGGACCATCTAACCCAGTCTACAAATTCATCTACATCCATTCCAATCCAAGCACCAGCCCTACGGCCAATCTCTCTTATAGTGGCGGGGTCGTCTGTCCTCATAGCAAGACGAAGGGGGAGATGGGAAGCCATAGCCTGTAACCACTCTCCACCCCTACGAGTACCAATAATAGCTAGTATATTAAATGACTGTGACGACTGGACGATAAGCTGGCCGGGATCAAGTAAACCAAGACGAGCATCGAATACCATAGACCTGAGAAACTCAAGTGGAGTCTTGGCTAATTTTGAATTACGGAGAACCTTTGATAGCCATTTCCATTTCTTGTCGTAAAGAAACTCACCAAAACGATTAATCATATCGTTCCATTTAATTTCTAACTCTGTCTTACTACCAAGAACCCTTAAGATAGCATCCTTAGAGGCAATGAAAGAACGCCCCTCTTTTCCGGGGTTTCTTCCGAATAGAGTTTTTGAATCAACTTTCATTGCTGCGATAGGATCAAGACCCTGAATAGCCTCTTTACCAGCAGGAGTAATAAAGTCCTGTGCCCCCTCCAGCCACCCATTTACTGCTCTAAAATGGAATGCTTGGAAGGCTTTTGCGTGTGTAACCCTCATAAAATCATTTTGGATAAGGTCCAATGGAGAGATAGTCTCAGCAATTTCGCCCTTACCAAAGGCAAGAAGAGGGTCGTCACGACGAGGACCGTTACGCGGTTGATTTAAGGCTCGTGTTACAGTATCGTCATACGTTTCCCCAATACGAGCACCAAAAATTGGTCTACCCGCGTCATCTAAGACAGCCAAGGCCTCATCTTTAGCAGCAACACCGACATTTACGCGAGGGTCAAGTTCCTGTTTCCTCATAAATAGAACTAGGTCTTCAATACTTTCAATACTGGTGTTCCACCGGGTATTAGCTTTTACTATAGCCTCTAAAGATTCTCTACCAGCTAAGGTAGCTACTGTATCAAAAGCACGAGCAAGAGTAAGATTCTCTAAATTAGAAACAACACCACGGAATGCTTTAAAAATGTTGTTTATTTCTTCTGCCGCGCCATGAGCTTCTTCACTTGATCTGGCAAGAATAAATGAACGATCCCTTCCAGTAACTGTACTTCCATCTAGCATTGTATGAGTGGTTCGTTGCTTTACAATGTGTGAAAACTGTCCTTCATAATTACGAGGACCACCGGGGTTGTACCCAAGTACATCACTGTGATAAACTCGTCGAAGGTTAGAGGACTCACCAATAATAAATTCAGCCGTACGATCACCGAGACGGTACCCATCTCCAGCCACTCGAAAGACTCTATCCCCTTTACCTAACTCAGATACCTTAATCTCTTGACCACTAAGGGGGTTAAATACTAAGGTTTCACCAGTAAGCTCATCTTTAGAAACACCCTTAACAACCATAGATATATCATCTACATCCCCATTCTGACGAATAAGAGAAAACTGTAAGACTTCACTACCTTGTTCGACTACCCTTTTAAATTCTACATCTGCCTTTAAAAAGTAAAGAGCATCATTTAATTCTTGTATAGTGAAGTAAAGGTCTTCTGCCGCTTTAGTAGGTGCGACGTGTCCTTTACTATGAACAGCAAATTCAGTACGAAACTCATGTATGTTTAAGGCTACACGTCGATGTCCCAGCCGTTCTCCATCCCTAAGAGAATAAAAAACCTGATCAACAATACGTGACTGCTCTCTCCCTGCTGCCTTTATATCTCGTTCAAGGATACGGCCAACCTTAGCAGCCACCCCAGACAAAGCACTCTCACCAAACTGTGCTAAAGAAAGAAGACGATCTGGAACACTTAAAAAGGTACCCCCAAAGGCTCTGAAGAAACTCTGTCCGACTTCATTAGCATCCAAAGCATCGACTAGTCCCTCTCTTGAGAGATTTTTTTGTAGTGTAACACTGAAGCGAGGCTCACCCACAAATGGAAGAGGGACAACTCTACCACTTACATCATCAGCAAATCGTTCGGCAGCCTCAATTGATTTAAAGGGCATACCATCTGTTCTACCAAAGACTACGGTACCTATAATATTACTGAGGCTATCTTGCTCAACTACAAGATTGTTTACACGTCGTCTCTGTTGTTTCTCAATTACTTCAGAAAGACGGCGGCGACCTGTTGGTAGCCAAGCAGAAAAAACACTAGGATCAACATCTCGAAAGAATGGGGCGTCCCTAATAATCTTAAAGATAGTGTTAGTTCTCTCTAGGGTTTGACTTATAGCGGCACCAGCAGCTACCATAACAGTATGCGCCCCACCATTTTCAAGAGGCCGAACAACACTTACGCTTGTTTCTCTGGCGACACCAGCAACCTCTGCCACTACAGTTCCGGGTTGTGCAACACCATCGGCAAGGACTCTAGTACCAGCTTCAGGATTACGAAGAGCAGCAGTAGAGGTTGTAGAGTTCTTTAACATTCTAACTACATTAGTAGCACCACGCGCAAATCCCGGTATACCAGCAAGGTCAACAAGATTAAAGAACTCTTCTGCTTTTCCTGCCTCACCTTCACCACCTTCAATCAGATTAGCTGTAATAGCACTAAAGAAAAAGAAGTTAGACTCTGTAAGAATACCAGCATCAGCGGCATCTTTAATAATTTCTCTTGCACGAGCGTAAAACTGTTTATCAGGTATTTCAGCAGAAATAAGCCTACGAAGTTCTTGCGCCTGTTCTGTTCTTTTAAATCCGCCAAGCCTAAGAGCATCAAATGGAATAGTGATAAACATATCCAAAATATCAGTTGCAATACTACCAACAGAAACTTCTTCAGAGGCCGTTTCTTCTTCAATAAGTTTAAGAAGACCAAAGACTCTGGATGTAGAGATTGCCGTCTTGCGTTCAAAGGCGTTGCCACTAAAAACCGTTGCCACTTCTTCTGGAACTATGGTGTTAGCTGCAACCTCAAGACCAATCGAACGTTCATTATCTGCTTCTATGATATCTTGTAGTAAGGTTTCTCGAATTGCTTCAGTAGCCTTAATGTTAAATTCACTATCAACACTAAAGGCAGCATCCCGCCTAGCAGAGTGGCTAAAGAATTCTTCTCCTAAAGCCTCAACCTGCTGACGAATTAACTCAATAGGCTCCCCTGTCCTTTGAGAACGGAGAGCAATTAGTATTTCTTTTTGTAAAACAGAAGTAGGTTGTCTGCCAAGATTAGACGAAGGAAAAATATCTAACTCTTGAATGTCTTCTGTTAAACTAAACTCAGGCTCTGGCATTAAAACCCACCTGAAGCAGAGAAGGCAGCACTACCAAAACTGGCAGCACCTTGACCAATTGCAGCTCTACTTCTTGCTTTATTTGATTTGATGCCGAGGTCAAAGATATTCTTACTGATACCCTGAGTTTGATTGGAAAACCCCAGTTCTGCTCCTTGCTGAGAGGAAAGACCACTTAGACCACCAGCTAGACCAGAACTTTCTCCTGCCCCAACAAAGGCAGCTTGGTTAATCAACTCACCTCGTGCAATTCGTGTCTGTCGGATTACTCTCCTACGCTCCCTACGTGTTATCACAGCAGCCCGTTTCTTCTCTTCTTGGGCAGCCCTTCTGTCAGCAGCAGCAGATGCTTGACCCTGTTGAATAGCAACACCAGTACCAGCAGCAGCAACAGCAAGAGCAGCGATAGCAACAGTGGTGGATGTTACAGCCATTTAAAGTTCCTTTATAAATGTATTTTCTATTTGACGATAACCTCTACGCTCGTACAACCTACCTACTTTTTCCGCATTTAAAACGTCTAAGTTTATTAAATTTACTACTACAGCTTTCTTCTCTTTTGCCCATTCTTCATAATGATCTAATAACTGTTGTGCCTCCTTAGAACCTCTGTGCTCTGGGTCTACATACCACAACATTTCTACTGCCTGTATCGTTTCTGAAAAGAAACACGGAGTAACAAAACAAGCAAGCAACCCTACTACTTCAGAATCACAACAGAAACAAAAAATTTCAAAATCTTCTCTTTCCATTGCATTTGTTAAAGTAATATGTACTTTACTAGCGTCCCACCCCAACAAGTCATAGTATTGTGACTCTTTAACAAATTGTTTTCCTAAGATAGTTAGATCAATTATGTCTTTTTCAGTAGCAACACGAACATTATAAGCCTTGGTTTTTGGCATTAACTACCTCATACCCCTGAAGCTGAAAGTCCTTACCAGTTGTACTTTCAAACCTCAATTTCAAGTTTCGGCCCCTACCTCGTATACGATTACGAGTTATAACAGACGAATATGGATAAGCAAACGAAGTAAGATCACCAGTATCTACAACAATAGGAATTAAAAAACGATAAACTTCTTGAGAACTACTAAAGGCAGTTTTTAAATCCCAAAATGCTTGTAACAAACAGCTAGAGGGATTGGTAACATCATAACCATTAGTCTCATCACCTGTAAAACCTGTCTCAGTTAAATTAAAGTAAGTTGTTACATAGATACCATGTTTATCTGTGGTAAAATCATCTTCAAAATCGTAAGATGCTTCTGCAAAACTTAGGTAATCTTCTGTAGCCCAATCTTTAAATGAGGTATTAGAAATAGTAGCAAAACTTAATTTACCAGTATCTCCATCTCTAACTAAAAATTTAATTTCAGTATCACCTAATGCTGTAGGGACAGACACAGTAGAAACAACATCGTCTACACCAGCATTATCAAGAACATCATCTGCCCCAGAATTATCAACAACATCTTTTAACTGAGTGGTTGTTCCAAGCCCTGAAAAATAAGACATATTAACAACATAACTTGTTGTAGTAGTCTCATCTTCAAAGGTCCAAGGATGAAATGCCTGTAGCAATATATCAAGAATTAAAACTTTATTATACTTATACCTTGTAACACTATCATTACCATATAGCCAAAATACTCTATTGTTAATGGGGTCGTACTCCCCAACAGCATCTCTTCTTTGATCACCATCTATAGCTTCCCAAAATGTTTGAACTGTAGCTAAGGATATATTTGTCCCTTGTGTAGCAGTATTGACGGTTAAATCTGTATTTGGTGTAACAGTATAAATAGCGTTAACCCCCCACCAAAAGGGTGTCCCTTCTGCATCTACCAAAGCAGCGGTATTAATTAGACCCCCTGCCTCACGTATACGAGAAACAGAAAACTCTGTTGCTTTAAATATCCCGTCTACACCACTAATTTCCCACACGCCATTTTCAGCAAAGACAAGAAGAGAGTTATTCCACTCAAACAGGGCCTTGATTTTAGATGCAGAGGGAATGTTAATTACACCACCATCACTGTCAATTAGGTCTGATGCATCCTCTGATGTTGGGTCAGCTTCTTGAAAATAATTTCCTATCTTTGTCATATCTTCAAGTACTGGTGTAAAGAAAACCCTAGAACCATTCTTAATTGAATTCAAACCTGCAAACCACGCCCTACCTGCATAGTTTTTTGTAGTAGAAAATCTAGAAACTTCAGTTTCAATCGCTAACCCTGTAACACCAGAGGCAGTTGACCTATCTTTTGAATACAAGTTTAAGGTAAACCTACCGTTTCCAATTAAAGAGTTACCACCATAAACCTTTTCCCATTCATTACGATCAAAGAATCCAGTACCATCTTTTCCTGCAAACCAAGGATGTGTTAGGTGGGGCCAACTTCCAGTTAGGGTTACAAATCCCTCTGAACCACCAAATAAAACATCTTGCGAGCCACCCGTTTCATCTATCCAACCAGCATTGTAGGTGTCGTACCTTCGTTCATCAGATACACTAGCAGCGGAGATTTTATCTGTGTAACCACTAATATCCCCTTGCCAATCAAAGTCTCTTACCTTTGGGATAATTTGTGTTGTAGTGATTGTATCAGCAACACTATCATACTCAATATAAAATGAATCAATAGCAGCAGAGACTACAATAAAATTACCGTTAATACTGTCACCCGCTATACGGGATTCTGCGACAACCTCACTGGTCCCAGCATTAAAATTGTTTAGGTTAACTGTAAAAGTTTTTAAATTACCAGACACAGGGGCCGTAGACTTATCATAAAAGTATAGTGTAGACCCCACTTGTACTACCTCAAACTCAACACCAGCTTCTCCTGATACATTCTCCCAAGTTAAGGAATGAACCAGTCCCCCGGCTGTAGTAGTAAATGTGGATAAACTAAAGCCTGTTTCAAATTCAATACCCTTACGTCTTCCACGAACACCTGTTTTTGATAGAGTACAGTTATCCTCATCAACAGATGCATTCTCTGGAAAAGTAAGGGGAGATGCCTCAGTAATAAGGCCCCTAACAAAAGAATTAACTGGTGTCTGTTTTACTTCTTGTGCCACTTACACTCTTCCTTTTAAGAACAGGGGGTTCTTTGTCACCAAATAATTCAAATTGTTTTGCATCTTTTGTCTTCTTTGCGGTTATATTCCATAGAGAAACAGCATTCATTGCCCGTTTTCTAGAAAGAAATACGCCCTCACTTAGTCCCTCAATTGGTTTACCGTCTTCATAGGATATCTTCCAATGAGCAAAATTTCCAATTGGAACGTAAACTTTAATTCTATGTTTTCTTTTTGGTGTAGTGATTAGGACAATCTGGTTTTCATGGTCTTCAGTAAACTTAAGTTCTTCCATAGTTTCGCACATCCTTTGGTTTTTGTGTGTCAAAACGATATTTTTCTTTTTGAATAAAACTCTTATGTCGTTTAGCAGTCTGTTCTGTTTTGTTGCTAATTGTTTTATGAAGAATTTCAAATGCTCTAGATTTGGCTTCAGCCTGTAGATACGGAAAATACTTAGCCTCTATGTCAAAGATAAAGGTGTCAATTAAATTGACTGTAGGGATGAGTTCTCCGTACCCTCTACCTTTAGACGCCTGTAGGGTATCATCAATAGCGACATCATGGGCATCCATAACTAGGTGTTTGTTATTGAATGAGGTATAGAAACTCGGCATACGATCATTATACACTAGAAGTTCTGTACTACCGTCAATATCTAACACAGTTGTTACAGTAGTAGCACTTGAATCTCTTGCTTCAGTATTTCGTAAAAAGGTTAAGGGATCACGCCAATGTATCTCTTGATATTCTTGATCTCCATCCGTGCTTTTATTATACTCAATTTTTTCTACGTTTGCAACATTATCAGGAAGTGAAAAATGAGTAGGCGTGAGACTGTCACTTAAAGCAGTGAGACGGAATAACTGTTTGTGTTCTGGTATAGTCCTGTCAGAAATTAAATCAAAGTAGGTTTGGGCGACTATGTTAGCAACCTGTATTGACTCTACCGTGTCATTAATTGAACTCACACTATCAGAATCAAGATCATTAAGTATGTCCTGAGAAATCTCAAGCACTGTTTTCTTCATTGCTACCATTTTACGTATGTGTCCTTATATTCCAAAGAACAGGGGTACCTTCATTTTCAATGTCGTTAGCAATTGTTAGAATCATATTGTCAACAATGTAACCTACACCAGTAGAAACAATGTTTAAATCTTGGGTAACGTTTAAAGTTATCGCCCATTCACCTGAAGCATTATCAAATACATTGAAACCAACAAATGCGTTACTCCATATAGAAGCTGCAAAATCAATAAAGGGTCCTTGATCAATATCAAAACGATTATTCATAATTCGTAAATCAGTACCAGTTCCACTAAGAACTAAACCACCGGCAGTAACATTTAAGGAAGCTCTTACTTCTGAATTAATAAGAGCAAAGTATAACGATTGGTCTACCGTTCCAACAGTATCACAAGATATAACAATACAGTTTGATATAGTAAATCGTTTAGTATTGGTTGCCCCTGAAATACTAATCCATGCCCCACTAGTACAAATAAACCCAAGTCCACTAATTCTACCATCATCTGCGCTAGTAATCATGTTACCTGCATTGGTGGTAGTCAAAGTATCATACTCAGGATTAATACCAAAGAGGGATGTATCGGCGGACATCACCAAACGATCACTACCGATACTAACTGCCCCGACAACCCAATAAACTGTACTTGCTACAAGAGTACGAACACCAGCAGCAGCAGTTGGAAAATCACTGGCGCTGTGTACCATCACAAGATTGGTGGGTGTAATCTGTTTGTGCGAGCCACTAGCAGCACCGTCTGCAACATATACTTCATTAGCCGATGCTGCTGCCACACCCTTTGGTTCGTGTAGTGATACACCAGTTAGGACATTGTGTTCAACATTAGCCATAAGGGCTATCTCCTATGTTGGAGCCGGTAGCAAGGATTCAAACCTGCGACATTTGGATTACAACACCAACGCTCTATCAACTGAGCTATACCGGCAGAATAAGTGAGGGGATTAAGTTGGCTCCCCTCGGGCCATATTAAAGATTACGGAGCCACCTGAGTGTACTCAATAACCAACTTCATCTTACCAGCAGTAAAGGTACCAGTGGCCGCAACCACAAGATACGCATCACTAGTGACAAGAGCAGTGCCCTTAACAAGAGCGCCATTACAAGCAACTGCAAGATTAGCAGCCAATGCAGCGGTCAAGACCCCAGCATCAATGCCATCAAGATCAATCGCCACACCAGCTAAATCATACAAACCAATGTCATACGATGTTCCGCCAGCAAAGGCAGTCTCAACAATAAGGTAGGCATCAGTAATATACGAACCCGCAGGAATATACGCATCCGAATCACTGAAACCATTTCGTGTGCCATCGTTATTCAAATCAGCAGTAAACGTAGGAAGATCGTCAAAATTAATATCGACGAGCATCTGCCGCTTTACACCTTGCTCAGAAACCTTGGCCATAAGAGACTTGGTTTCGCGAGCCTGATCCTGACCGAAAGGAACCTGAAGGCCATCATCATTAGTCCACTGTACCATAACTTTGTCCTCCTATGTTACACGGCAGGCTGCGAAGGAACGATAACCATGTTCTCAGGACGGAACAGAGCCAAACCGTAACGAGCAGTAGTCACGAATTCAGTACGCTGTTTATCCTTATTGAACTCAGTATCAACCGTCGGCATCTGTCGCCAAGCACCCTTAAACGGTGAAACACCCGGAGCAGCCGAGAAGAACAGATTATTGATAAATCCAGAGATCGCTACAGTCTCAAGCGTCTCAACGGGGTTAACCTTAAGATGGTTAGACTCCCAAATATCAAAACCATAAATGTTCTTGACAAACCGCATACCAGAAGCGATACCATCAGCAACAATGCCTTCCCAACGGGGGTTGTTCGAGACATCAGCAAGATTGGTTTCGGTATTCATGGTGTATTCAACCGAAGGATCAACAATCGCAATCAGATTAGTATCCGGCACATTCGCCTTTTTAAGCGATAGGCGAGCACGGGCAAAATCCTCAACCGACATTACATTGCTGGTACCAGTAGCTACATACCTATGTTTCTGACCATTGATATCATTGGTATCAGCAGCCGTCTGACCATCCGGGGCTACTTTCAGAATGTCACCTTCAAGGCGAACCATTAAGGCGCGCTCCTCTTCAGGAACAAACCGAGACATAAGCTGATTTGCATAGAACAAATCCTGCTCTGCCTTACGGGTGATATAGATACCACTCGACAGGTACTCGGTGATCGTGAACTGGAACTCACCAGTATCAAGAGGACGATAAACGATATCTTCGTCTTCTTGGTAGTCATCGACATCCGCTACGCCAATGCTAGGAATGGTAAACGTATCCCCGTCAGGGAAATCAGTCATCCAATCCACATAAGTCATTGCCATTAGCTCGTCGCGCAGAATCTCCTTAAGCTCGTTAGACCAAACTTCAGAGCGAATAAGGAGGGTAGAGTTTGCTGTAGTGTGCATTTTACACTACCTCCTGTAATTACGAGTTGCTATAAAAAGCAGCCCCCATAACCTCTGCATCATTTGCCATCTGTTGTTGTATCTTTGGAGAGTAATAAAGATGTTTAGTCTTTTTATCTCTACGCATCTCCTGATAGTAAGCAAAATCACGGGAACCACCACGCTTAATTTGCTCACCCTCTGAACGTTGCCCACCGCCCATCATGTTCCCGGATTCAACTTTACGACTGTCACTATCCATTCCCATTAGGCGGTAGAAGGCTTTAGGGTTCCTAGAAGCCAATTCTTTCATTTCATCAACAGTCATATCTACGACGGTTGCTCTATTACTGAGAACTTGCCCAGCGTTGTCGCCAAACTTGTCTGCAAGAGCCCTGTCTACCTCTGTCAAATTTCTAACTTCGGTTGACTGTTTATCACGCTCAGTAACGTGAGTTTCAATTAAGGCTTTCAACTCCTCTGTAGTCAATTGGCCAGAGCTGGTATCGCCGGGGCCTTCCTTTGGAGGATCGTCTATAGCCTTGTTCTGCTGCTGTTGGTTACGCACCAGTTCCATAAGTTCATCGATTTTCCCAGCTTCCTGCATGTCTTCTTTTAGTTCAGCAAGCTGCCGCTCTAAATTACCAACATGTTTATCAGCTTCGTACTTACCTCTCGCAAGAGCTTCAGTATCAGTGAACTTCTTATCTTCACCTACTAGATGATCAAGATAGTTCTCGGGGTCTCCGGTTGGAGCATTAGTGTCAAATGCTGACATGGTTATCAGTCTCCTTTAATTAAATTTAGAACCTCTGTTAAGGCTCGATTGTACCCATTGTTATCGGCTTGATAGAAAGGCCAAGAAGCTTTGTCGTATTCAGTAGACGACGTGTTAACAACATACTTCTTTTCTAATATCTCTGACAATCGCTTAAACGCATTATGTGCCAGAGCAATATCTTGTTTTACCTTATCTCTATCTTCTTTCTTGGCTCCACTAAACCAAATCTCTTTCATTTTTTAACTTTCTTACTAGGTTTTCTAAAATTCTTTTTACGTTTCTTCTGTCGTGATAGAAGTTCCCTACCACGAACCCTAGCGCGTTGTCTGAATCCCCTTTTATTAAATGGGTCTTTTGGGTCACTACGCGCCATTATTCATCGAACTCCCAACCGCAAACCTCTTCTCCATAAGCATTGTGACTAATAATGCTACGTGCTAAACTTCTATCATTCAAGACAAGAAACCCTACAGTCTCTTCATTCAAAAGAAACGGAGAGGCACTAAGACAAAAATCTCCTTCAGGACTTGCGCACGAAGCGATCAAGCTCACTAGTAAGACCATCGTCGTCAAGTTTATCAGTTTCATTGTCAATCGCCTTTCGGTTTTTGGCGGCTTCAATGTTCTTTCTTAGTATCTTGCGTTCTGCTGAAAGCTTACCCCATCTACGAGCAACCAGTATGAGCCCGGTTACAATAGCCAAGCCAATTACAGCAATAACCCAACTAGACATTTTTACTCTTCGACAGGTTTATTCGGAACCAGCCACACCAGCAAGGCAGTGATAGCCGAGCCGATAGTAACAGTAAGTTCCGGAGTGAGCCAGTCAACACTCTGCGAAAATACAGTGGCTGCAATAGTGGCAAACCCTGTAATAATAGCCGTAATAGCCTTTGCAACAGTTGTCTGTTCCATCTTTATTATCTCCTTCTTTTAGGACGAGCTCCTTTGGGTTTAGGAAAAAGTTGTTTTCGTTGGATAGCCACACCCCTATTACTCAATCGCCCGAGTGGGCCACCCTTACCAAGTTTCTTTGGGCCTACACCCTTTGGCAAAATACGGAAAGGATTACTAAGTCCTCCTATCCCTGCCCTTTTAATCTTTTTTAGAAGTGCCATTTTACCTGTCTCCTACCGTAAAGGGTTTAAAGACTTTAAGTCTTTTGGTGGTAACTCGTCTACCAGCTACCGGCCCACGTTTAGGAGCACCTAAAGGTTTGACTTGAATTCCTTTCCTACGAGGTTTTGGGGATGTCTTGGGGCCTACCCTTTTTCTTTTCTTAGGGGGTTTTGCAGAACTAGTGAACGCCCCACTGGGATCGCCTTTTAGTCTAGGGTCGCCTACAATACTTCGCCTTTGGAATGGGCCTTGTCTATTTTCTCCCATTTTAAATTCCTTCCTCAATTGCCACTTGCTCTTCTTCTTCCATCTGAACTTCTGCTTCGCCAACTAACCGCTGGGTCTCCTGCTGCTCAAAGATAGCAACGTTATCAGAGAACAAATCAGGTTCATCCAGCTCGAGACTAAGAACCCTAGCTAATTCCTTACCACTAATATGCACACCAATGGTCGGGTCCTGTTTAAGTTGAACAACGTTCTGGATATTCTGGAGACGAACAGCTCGTTCTGCAAAGTGTCGAGAACCAACGGGACGTAGCTTTCCTCTAGCAGTGATATCCTCCCGTGTAATGCTCTTAAAGATTGCTATACCAGTATCGTCGTCCACTAGACGAATAAGATCACTATCATCCAAGTTACGTCTACCAACCTCTAACATATCATTGAGGAGAGGTTCGAGGAAGGTTCTTTCAAAGTGATAGGCTTTGTGTTCAAAGATTCGATTACCTGCACGTTGAAGACCAGCAAATTCAAACGCCGTTTTCTCTCCGGGTGTGCGAATACCCATTGCACTTCGTGGGGCACCAGCAAGCTCTTCCATCTTATCTGCAAGGTCTTTGATCTGAAGATCAGCGTTCAAGGCAGTAGCATCAGGCACTAGATAGCTTACTCTGCCCTCTTCTCCTGCATAGATGCGCTCTCCAAGATCGTCACCAAACTCCTGAACATCACCTTGAATAACAATCTGAGGATAAGCAATCCTGTCCCAGACATCTGCTTTCAAGTTCTCAAGGTGGTCAATACGATATTGGAGACCAACTAGATTCTCAAGAGGACCCATACCGTAGAGATTATCTGGCCTCTGTCTCCATCCTGTGTGTCGAATAGCAGCAGCACCTAACCAAGAAGGGTTGGGGATATTACGTAAGACACGGGAACGATCAGCGATAGTTATGATACGGTTAAGCTGTAACTCATCCGTGTTGTGATTGTAAAGGTCCCCAAAGTAATGGAGAAGTTCTACACTGCCAGACTCATAGTAGTTAATCAAGCTTGAGAAACCATCAGCTATGAAGCCATCTGCCTTTGCCAGTTCTGCATCCTGTGAAGTAACTGAGCCTCGCACACTCTGCATCTTCTCAAATGCACCAGCCATCCATTCATTAGCTGGGTCTTGGTCAATTTTCTTCTTTAGGTCCCCGACTGACACAAGCTCTTTTACAATCTTCGGAGCATTCTCAAAACTATCCGACAAGGGATTAAAGACAATATCATACGGAGAAATACGACGAAGCTTTGGCCCAACAAACTTTGTAATCAGGTCTCCGTCTTCTCCGTCTATAAAATCAATAATCGGATCAACGGTTCCAAAGGCATTACCAGTGTCGATCCAATCAAGGATAAGACGAGACATAGTGTCTACAAATCCACCCTGTTTTGCTTTTGTTTCTACGTACGCCTGAATAACTTCTCGTTTGCTTTGGGTGTCACTCTGTCGATCATCACCCTCCCATTTGTGCCATTTGCTTGTAGGAAAGATGGCAGCAAAGTAGTTAGCGTGTAGGTTGTCTCGAATCTGAGTTATTTTTGGAGTAGTGGTCGAGTTGGCCCACGGAAGTTTCTGATTTGAGGTAGTACGAGTATCGGTGGCAAAGATATAATTACGTTGTTCTTTCCACTCCTCAATCTTATTATCACGATAGATAACCCACTTACGCCACGTATCACCAATGGCAAGAGCGTCACTGTCTGCTTCGAGAGCTATTAGAACGTCAAGGACTTCACTCGGCATATTTAAAAGGCTCTCCCACCAAATCTAGGATGATAGAGTACATTACTCTCTTGTGTGTGTCGGGTCAGACGCATGGTTGGTTTAACTGCAATCTCTATAGCCGAGGCAAGCGCATCTTTAACATCATCGTGAGGAGGCTTACTGGAGACCAGCTCATCCTCCAATACTTGCCAGTTACCACCACGTCTATGGTACATCATCAAGTTATCATATCGTGGCTCAAGGATCGCAGCCATACGCTCTTCTTTACTTCCTTCGTGCCTAGTAGGGCTGTGTTCCTCAATCTTAAGTGCAATCCCGTTAGGCTTAAGATACATCTCTTTCAGTTCTCGGACAATGGCGCTTTGTGCCGAAGTGCACTCTGCCCGTAGTTTACGAAAGGACCATCTATTCATCAAGGACATTATGTGTTTGTAGTAGTCTGAGATACGTGCGTCTGTCTTGAACCTATCAATGTCAAGTACGTAGATGTTGTTTTCCGCGTCAATTCCGATAACCACGATTGCAGTAAAGTCTGCTCTTTTCGACGTACTAAATGCAAAATCGACAGCAGCGACGAGGTTGAGGCGCGAGCCTTTGAGGTACCACGTTCCGTGTTCGAGGACAAGGTTCTTGACATCATAATATTGAAACTTGTCGTAGCCAATTGGCCTATTCTCTGGATCAGTAGGATCGTTATAATACTGAGCGCGGTACTGCATACGATCAAGGTACTGGCCTCGCTTCTTGGCAAGGATGGTCTGATCGAAACCAAACCACTTGCCATCGCTTCTCCGCTGGCGGGGCCATAGGAACTGTCCGGTGCCATCTCCACGATCTTCAACCTCTCTTTGGAAAACTTCGTAGATAGGCTCTTTTGCAATGACCTCTCCATCTTTACTGTAGATGTCTTCTGTCATCTCCTGCATATCATTGTAGAGATCACGAGGTTCATAACGAGTGCCTACCACCTTTTGTTCTGCTTTGGCTTCTTCAATAGAAGCTAAGAGAGAGTAGAGACGTTTAACCTTTTCTCGACCATCTTTGGTATAGGCATTTTCAAAGACAACAAGATCATCAAGTATAGTAAGGTCACAATGAAAGCCAGTCCTAGAAGTAGTGAGACCACCGGCCATAATGCTTGGATCACGAATCAGGTGTTCCCTACGCATAGGGTGATCCAGAGAGATTTCAGAGACATCCCACTTAGCTCGTTTACCTCGATCTGGATGTATGTGATCTGGCCAATATCTACGATGGACCGGACTTTCGAATATTTGCTTTATGAAACCTAGTTGTTTTTCCGCCAAATTGGAAGTACTTGAAATAAGAAGGACACGCAGGATAGGGTCCTTGGTCAGTCTCCATGCAGCATAGAAAGCCACAAGTGCACTTTTCATGTGGTCCCTTGGAAGGAGCAGGAGCTGATGACTCTTTGCGTCCCTTCGGGTCCACCACCTGATTACGTCTTCGTGTACATGGCCAAGAACTCTATTCTTATCTACGAGACGAATAAAAACGGCTAGGTCTTTTTCTGCTGCATTCCTTACATCAGAGATATCGGTGTGAGACATAAGAAGCAATTACTCCTACTACGGTTGGTAGAATCCATTCAAGGTGTTTGTGGCTTGACCAGTCCTTTGGAGACTTTGGCCGATGGCTGGTTGTACTCTGCACCCATTCCCTACCAAACCAGAACAGTCCATTGGCAACCGACATATACAACCAAGGGGTGGTAGCGTAGACAAGAGCACCACATATAGCTGTAGCAGCTAGACCATGTAGAATTGGATCGACTGCTCTACTGAGTATAGACACTAACTTGACCAGTTCCATCGAAGGAGTCACTACCTGTCAATTTAACCCGAATGGAATCAATCACAGCACTAACAACATGTTCACCATTGGAAAAATTAATTTGTCCACTTCCTTTGGTGGTCTTTCCTTTTGATACCCAAGTATTTCCTGTAAGCCTGACAAGTGTAACAATGCCTGTCCATTCATTACCTGCTATACTAGTATCATTTACAACAAAACCATTAGTAGCTATACCACTACCAGTACCTTCAGAAACTAAACTAGTGTAACCACTTCCATCAAATTGTGCTCCTGTGTGTCCGAGTTGTAAAAGTAATTGATCGTTACCAGTAACTGACACCTTATGGAAGACGACATCTATACGATTTATGCCGGAAGCCAAACCAGTAAAGGGAACAGTGGTTCCTGAAGAGGCAGGAAGAACTCCTTTAAAATTATAAATTCCAAGAGTTCCCGGATCAATGTCCCAAACAAGTCCGCCTCCAGAAACGGTAATGTCACCTTTATCTCCATCAGAAGGTTGAGTAGTAACAACAAGAGAATTATTTACATTGAGAAGATCATTTCCACCCATATCAAGATCGTCTTTCATCTGATTTGGGATAGAGCCATCCAAGGACAGGGTGTTAACAAAGGACAACTCTGTTTCATCGAAGCTATCATTTAACTCTGCGTTGTGTACCAGACCTGCAACTAAGGTAGGATATGTGGGTGCTTTTGGCATCTGTTGCTACTACTGCGTGTAGATATTTATCTGAGCACCAGCATTATCAAACGTATCACTGCCAGTGAATTTTATTTGTAAACGATCTAACTCAGCAGTAACATCTACCTCACCGCTGGACCCATTAATTTGTAAGGTTTCTTTTGACAAACTACCACTTGATACCCATATGTTAGCAGTAAGACGAATAAAGGTAATTACTCCTGTCCAGTTATCACCAGCAACAGTGACATCATTCAGGACAAATCCAGTAGTGTCCGTGGTTGGGGCACCACTACCTTCAGAGGCTAAACTGGTATACCCACTGCTTACATAGCCACCACTGTGTCCAAGTTGAATTAATAGGTTGTCGGTGCCACTGGCAGAAACTTTTCTAAAACAAACATCTATTTTGTTGGTACCTGCTGGAATTCCAGTGAAGGAAATCGCTGTACCCGATGAAGCAGCCACAGCCCCTTTGGGAAAGAACAGGCCGGGAGTATCAGGATCAACGTCCCAAACTACTCCTCCACCTGATACTGTAATGTCGCCCTTGTCCCCATCTGTAGGCTCGGTAGTCCCACCAGTAATACTTCCTACGTTTAAGATGTCATTACCATTCATATCTAGATCGGCGGACATAGCGTTAGGAGCAGAGCCATCCCTAGACAGAGTATTGTTAAACGACGCTACTATAGAAGCAAAGTTTGCATTTAACAAAGAAGCTGAAGCGAATGCTGCTGTTAGGGTATCAAATACTGGAGCCTTTGGCATTTTTAAAGTACACCCTTTTCTTTAAACATTTTACGTGCTTTGTCTTTTAAATATTCAAGATACCCCGGCTCGTGTGCTGGATTGGAATGCCCACAGGGTGCGACAAAGTAATGTTCTCCATCTTCCCCAAGAGTAGCAGCAAACACCCATTGCCCGAGCCTTATATCGAATTGCCAGTCAATCTTAATATCGTCCAATTTGCGCCACCCATATATAACCGATTAGACCAGCAACTGTAGCACCGAGGACAATAATACCTGTCTTGAAGAAACTTTTACGATCTTGCTCAAGTTCTTGTACCCTACGTCTCAGATCATCTAGGTCGTTAGTCATTTTTCACCAACCTCAATCGTTCCAT